CATGACTCAAACAATCTCAAATCCAACAATCGAAGCATTAGTCCCAACATGGACAGAAAAGTATTGTGAAGCATTAACACAAAACTACAAAATGTATCACATCGATTCAATGCAAAGAATGGCGGCACGTAGTGATTCATCAAGATATGCAAATGAGCAACTTGAAGCAATCGCTAACGGTAGCGCAAAGTTGATGAGATTTAGAGCAAACGAAGGTAAGAAGTATTTCAAGATTATTCAACAGGAAGCAAGAAACGAAGAAGGTGAATATAAAGACCAGTCAGTTGTTGCTTTCATCGATAAGAAAACTGGACAAATCTACAAACCAGCGGGTTGGGCAAAACCTGCTAAGCACGTAAGATTTGACATGAGAATCATCAAACAACGTGAATATGTCCATAACGCTAAAAACGTAGATTGGGCAGGTGGTCATCTCTACATGAGATAATCACCTCATCACACTGTAAACAATTCTCACCTAATCTCATGCCCCTAATTAATCTAACAATCGAAGAGCATCAATCATTAACTCAATTACTATCACATCCCAAAGTTGACAAATACAGGAGTGATAGATTTGACACAGATACATTTGATTCTATGACTGATAAAGTATTTGATGCAGTCAACAATCTCACAGTAGATGATTTCTAACCAATTTAATTAGTGGCACACATTAACTTCACTTTGCCCTAAATTGCCTTTATAATAATAGTAACAACACCAAAGAAACATGATTTCAAACTTCTCTCAATTCCTTGACTATTGTGAATCATTCTACTTACCTAGTCACGAAGATGTGCTCTATCCAATTCTTGATTTAACTAGAGAAGAATTAGCACTTGCTACTTTAACCCTATTGGACAAATGTGCGCAGGATGAAAACATCACTTGGGGCGATGGTGATTCATTAGATAGAGAGAGAGTCAGGGACATCGTTTTTGACATCCGCGAAGCAAAATGGCAAGCAAGTTTGAATCAATCTGTAGAGGATGCAGAGAGAGCATTAAGAGAAGAGTTTTCCACAGTTTCCGTATAATCTGTGGATAAATAAAATGGTTAAATAAATATACTTCTGAGAATTATATCGACGGAGTTATTGTTACCTTAGAGCGTAGCACAACGACATTTTTTTGTCAACATATGACAGGACACTCACACAACCATCACAAGACCATTGACATAATCATCCAAATCCATTACAATTAGAGAGTAGTTAATCAGGAGCACATTGCGGTAATCACTAACAATGGGAAGGACCTACAAGCGCAACGATTTGCACAATTCCAGGAGACCCAAATCTATCAGAGAAAAGAGACAATTTAACGGCAGTAAATCCAAGGTCTATTCAGATGAATACTCACAAGAGTTTTCCACAGATAGACAATCACGCAACACAGACTACACCCAACACGATTACAATGAATAACTACGAATACACCACCACGGATGTATTGAATGAAGACTGGATTGACAGTCTACTGGTAGAAGATGAAGAGAGACATATTGAGAATTTCGATGACACCATTAACGACACACTCAAATGACACAATCCACCACTCTCAACACAGTTCCCCCTGTTAACATCAAACTATGGGAGAAGAGTCGCAAACATTTTTGGGCATTCGATTATCCCGATTGTAGTAAGAATGGACCATTCAAATCACAGCAGCAAGCACTCAACGATGCACGACAGTATTGTGGGGTCTAGTTAACAGTCTGGGGCAGTGATTCCATTGCCCCGTTGTTGTATATTAAAAACGTATACTTCCCTAACCTACAAAAGTATCACAGCGACCTCGCTATATTATTACAATGAAACTTCGGGTCCCCCCTACAGAAAAAAATTTCCCAGATATAAAAACGCCTCCCAAGGTTGAGACAAACTGGTGGGACCAAATAAGTTACATCGCGATAAGTCTCGCAGAATCCCTCAGGATACTCCTATTACATCTAATCAGACATGAATCAACGCGAAAAGACTCTCATCGCCCTTAGAGAGCGTTACAAGCACCTCCTAGGGCACAAATGGACAGGCAATAGATTGTTTGGATGTTATGAGATTATACGCAAGTATTATCGAGAAGAGTATGGGAGAGAGTTAGCAGACTTCAACGCACGTAAGATATACGCTTTCACGAAGGAAGCGATTGAGGAAGAGAAAGCATATTGGATATACAAGAAGGAATGGGGAGGGGATGTAGACTTCTCAGAGATGGAGCAAGATGATGTCCTGTTGTTTAGACTATACGTCACACCGTTGGGTGGAGGTTATTCGGCACCGAAGGGTAGAGCACCTAATCATGGTGGAGTTTATCTTGGCAATGGATTTATGCTTCATCACCCCTACAATGGTTTGTCAGAAATTGATGATTTATTTGACCCAGCATATCACATCTATCAGACGGCATGTGTAGGTGCAATTCGTAGTGATGCTATATAAGGCATAAGAGACTGAAAAGGTATGAAGAGATACATCCTAGAAGTAGAGGTAGATGAGCATGGGGAGTGCTTTATCACACTCCCTGACGAGATGCTTGATGAGACTGGTTGGGATGTGGGCACCATGTTAGAATGGGAAGAAGAGACAGACGGAAGTATTGTCTTACATCAAATTAATGAATAGGTGAAAAAAATCGCGATGGAAAAAAACGGCGTCCCTGAATTTAAGAGTGAATCCGAAATGGTTGCATGGTCTCTCCAGCAACTCAGTGAAGGATTAAAGAATCTAGCGCAGCGTATTACCTACCTAGAGGTTGCTGTTGGTAAGATGCCTCCACCAGGCGCTGACATGGTGAAGTATAAGATTCCTGGTAATGATGAGTATAGCAATCTCAAGGAATTGTTTGACGATCTCTATGACCGACTAAATAGGGTTGAGAAGTTAAAGTAATTGTAATGGCGGCGTTTATCGAGGAAACGGGTCGAAGTTTCCCAAACCCCATTAGTGGGGCGATGTATGACAAACCCTTTAAGAGACCGTCATCTGGTAAGTATCGCTCCCATAGTAAGTATCCTGACCCTGGCACGGGGTCGGATTATGTCATCACGTTTGATGGTCAAGGACCAGGTAGTAGACCGCTTGGCACTGACGTGGTGCATTACCTTGGTCAGGAAAGAGAAGTAACTTGTGCTGCAGGGACATGTGATAAGGTCCGTGCTGCAATCTATAGATTTTATCGTCCCAATAAGGAAGACCACTCCTACAGTAACGAGCCTGAGTTGCAGAAGGAAGATACTGGTAGTGAGAATGAAGATTGGGAATATGTAATTGACGGATATAATAAAGAGCCACGTAAGGGTGTGCCTGTCTTCTTCGGAATGCACAGGTCAGTGGACGGTAGTGTACCCCTTAAGAAGTATTATTCCTATTGGCCTGATAATACCCAACTGACAGTCGGTAATAACACACCCACTGGTAGTAATAGTAGTGTGGGGACAGGTAGAAACCAATATGAATTCATTAAGACCCTCTGCTATATCTTTGAGACGGAGAGTGCTGCACAGAACTATCAAGAGGGCAGCAATAGTGATGACCCCATTGTGCCACTGTATCACTACCGCTATAGAAAGGGTAATGCAGATAGTGGAAATGAAGTTGATGACCTGTATACCATTAGTCCTCAGGATGAAGTAAACATCACTGGTGGACCTATCTCTGGTAAGGGTGGTAATGGTATGCTTGTGTATCAGGGCATCCTAGGGTATGTCTTTACTAAGGCGTCACCACAGGCACCTGTAGAGAGTTATATTGATGGTAGTATTGTCGGACCTACTGGACAATGTATAGACAGGTCTGACTGGTATGCATATGACGATGGTAACTTTGGTAGTGGTAGATATGCTGCTAACAGCAGAAACTACTCATATGAGAGTTATAGACAATTTGACCCAACTACCTATGGTCTATTCAATGGTCCTAATCCTGGCACACCTGGTGTTGCAGGATGGGGTAATGGCACGGATGGTGTTTCGATTACAAACTCCGATGCCAACTTTGAATGGTTTTATGGACTGAGTGCTGCTGTAAAAGCATCAGTGCCAAGGTATCTTGGGTTTGAAGACTGCTATGATACTCAGTTTCTATACTATCTGTATGATACGACCTATCCTTGGAATGGTCCTATCTTCTCTTGTCAGTATACATTGAATGATGTGCCTTGCTGTCCTAACGGTGAGGACGAGAATGGCGAACCTACTTGCACTCCTAACCTGTCTTACCACTCTCATTTCTATGAGATTAAGGAAAGTGCATGGCAAACCAGTGAGACTCGTATTAAGATTAACGATGGAGTCGAGGATGCTAACGCTTGCTTCTATGAAATCGATACAAAGTCGCAGAGAATCCTATTCAGATACACTAATAATGACGGCAACCGCTTTGAAAAGGGTCAAGCACTTAACGGTTGGGACATTAATGCAGCGTATTACTTCGGTGATGAGCTGAAGTGCGGTCTTCTTGAGCTAGTTGGTAAGGGAAATGACTTCACTTATGGTGGAAGTATCACTTCTGAGACGGGTGCACAGGCAATCGTGCTTGCTGGAAGGGGCATTCCTAACAAAGCTGCCTTCTGTGGTGTGTATGAATTCGCAAAACGTATCAGTTTTTACAAGGTAGAGATAGACCCACGCTCTCTTATCCCCCATCGTACACTAGACCAAGCGGTTTTACAGGCAAAGATTAACAAAAAAGGGGAAGTTAAGCGCATTGACATCGTTAATGGCGGGTCAGGATACAAAGACCCCATCATTAAAGTGATTAATCCGCGTGTCTTGGAGGACTTTTCCGCTAATGATACGTCTAAACACGTCAAGAAACACCAGATTAAGCAGAATCCAGACTGGAAAGAGGCAATTCCTACACCTGACCAGTCAGATAGTATGATGGCACACGTAGAAAACAACTACGGATTCTTCGATATCAAGCATAAGAAGAAAAAAGGTGAGTCTAAAAACAGAGATTTGCAGGTTTACCGCGAAGCAGAGATAGAAATTACCCAGTTAAGTAAGCAAGGTGCCATCCAAAGCGTAAGAATTGTTGACCCTGGCTCAGGATATAACCAATCTGACGCTCCACAGGTCATGGTTGCAGACCCAGAGTACTTTGAATTCAAGTCTCCAGCGATTGATAACGCCAATAATGCCTTTGGTAAGGGTAGGAAGGACATTGGTAAGAAGGATTTGCAGTTTGAAGAGATGGGAATTGAGATGGCAAGCGCATTTCTCAACACTGGTATCGAAAATTTGCAAGACCAAGACGACGGAACTAACCAAAATTTCACAAATCAGAGTTTTGGTGTCATTACTGCGGGTCTAGAAGTCGCAATTCCCGACTCTTACATCCGTATTGCAGAGGAAAGTAAGGAAGATACCACAAAACACTGCTTCAATCTGCCTACACAGTGTATAAACATTGACGCAGAAGCGAATATCTCCGCTGCAATGCCTGGTGATGACGAGTTTTCCATCGTTACACAAGCAAATGAGGGTATTGCACAGTTTAGTAAGAATGCAATGCCGTATGCATATGGTGCTGTAGCGCAAGTTGACCAGTTTAACAGTAACATTTCGCACGTTTACGGTGCATTTGGTAAGGAAAACTGCATTACTACGGGTCAACCTAAGCTTTATAACATCTCTAGGTGGTTTGATATGCCGTGTCCTTACCTAGATGCGTCGGGAATTGGTGAAGACTTGCCTAATGTGACCAAAAAAGCGCGTAAAGGTGAGAAATTACTCAACAATAATGACAAAGCCTTCGGTTGGTTGCCGTATAAGTACTGCGCAAGCGATGAAAGTGAGGCAACTTTCAGTGTTTCGATAGAAATTAAGGGTAAAACCACGGGAAGTCAAGGTGATGACTTCATGAGATTCCTCAGAAACCTCAGAAAACCCGCATTGGCACGCTCTAGAAAGGTCAAACCGCTCGGACAGGGCAATAATGACACCCGTGTATGGGATTGTCACGACGGAGATGTTGAAGGTAGGTGTTATAGAGACCCCAATAACAACGATGAAATCATTTTTATCCCTATTGGCGGTGATGAAAACACATATGACTACAATACAACATCAGGATTGAGCGAAGTTGACCAGTTGAGACTGTGGATGGGCGACAACGTTGGTCCTGGCGGAGTGCAGGCGGGTAGTGGATACTGGACCTGGTCAACATCCACTACGACTACGGACCCTGAGACAGGGGAGACTACAACTACAACTCAGCAAAATCAGTCTGCTGCTGTCCCCTACAGTTACCTAGATGTGGATTGCCCTAGTGGTAATAACTATCCTAAGCATGAATGTTGGGATACCTATGCTGATTCCAATGGTCCACTAAATGTTTATTGTGGATATGATAGTGATGGCAATGGAATAGCGGGACAAAGATGGTGGGAGATTACAGGACCCAATGGTGTGGTTAATCCATGGTGTAATAGTTGCCCACCTTACTCTGGACTTGGTGGATATAGCTTCTTTGGATTCGGGTCTTCACTTGGTATTGCGTGTGCGCTGACCTTTGTTAACGATTGCGCGATTGCAATTCAACCTGAGCGTATTGACAGAGGTAGTCTTCTGATGCGGATGGGTCCGTATGATGGTAGAATGAAAGTAAGAAACTGGTTGACTGGTAGTACAATTGCGCTAGGTCGCGCATTGCGTAACACTGGTAACCCATTCTTCGACGAGTGTAGCGAGGAATTGATAGTTGGTCGTCCATATCAAGTCGGCACTACAATTAATGAGGATGTAACGTAATGGCATTTGGATTTCTAAAACCTGTAACATCTCTTAATGGTTTACCTGATAGTGGTCATGGATTATGTTTGCCATCTACTATCCACTCTGTGCAGTCATGTGGGTCTCCACCAATCCCATACAGCATTGTTATTAAAAACTTCACCTGCTGGTGGCCACCTACTCCTCTGGTGCCTACCTTTCCTATCACGCTAGATAGAGCAATGGTGCAAGTTAATAGGATTCCCGTCATGGTGCTCGGGGATACCTTTACGCCCCATATATCAACATGCACAAATATCGTTATACACATCTGTCCTTGCGGAAAGAGTATGTGTGCTATTCCTAGCGCGATACCATGTAGTAACCTCACTATCGAGGACAACGGCGGCACAGGGCACATCAGGGTCTGCTACGCGACCTCTCTGACTGTCTTTGCCTGTAAGCGTCCTATCGCAAGAATCCTAGACCCCTTGGGTGTCGGGTTTCCTGGATTTTCATTACCATGCTCCTCGGTTATTGCATTTGGGCACCCAACTGTGTTAGCATCATAAAGTCCCTCGAATACGACAAATGGCAGCAAGAGCAAAAGTAGGCATTTCTGGACAAGCCTTCATTATCGGTAAACCCAAGAGCACCCGTCAAGGGTCTTCTAAGAATACCCGTTACAGTGCAACGTCACGTAACAGTGCAAAGAAGAAATATAGGGGGCAAGGACGTTGAGACCTGAGACCCGTGAAGCGATGGAAAAGCTTTGGTCAGCAAAATGGAATCTGCCAAAAGCAGCTAAACATGCTAACCTAACTAATAAGGAGATGAAGATTACCTTCAACGAATACTGCACTTTTCATCCACCTAATTATGCAACCGAAGAATCTATTGTTTATCTCACAGGACAAGGAGATTGCCCTGATACAAGAGATGACCTACAAAATGCAGATGTCCAATCTGGACATCAGTCCATCTAAAACATGTTTTCTATGTGTCTCACCTGATTACTCTAGCGTTGTGGCTCAGCACTTGAGTCACGGTCTATCACAGGACGGTGAGATTTATCATATTGAAGCAGTCAATGTGCCATTCCCAGATGAGAGTGAAACAGAATACGCTCAAGTTTTTGCAAGACGTATTGCGGAATGGCAACAAGAGTGGGACTCCTTTGTCCTGATTGAAGCAGGAGTTATCAGAGGAGGTAACTACACTTGGATTACAGATATCATGGAAGAGTCAGGTGCTACCAATTACTATACAGTAGCACTCTGTGAGAATATCAGAAGCAGATTTAAGTCTGACTTTGTATCACTCTATTATAACAATGATATGCACGACCTCCACTTCTGGTGGGAGCGTCCTAATAATCATTGGAAATTCCCATAAATAAAATACGACGGAGTATTCAAATGGCAGTCAATCCTATTCCCGACCAGTCCAAAGAATTCATGAAGTCAGGTATGGTTTTAATAACCGACCCAAAGAGTGATAAATACCTCAATAGAGTCCGTAAGGACAAATCTCCATGCCGTACAAATTCAGAGCAGAAAAATATGTAAGTCGTGGTTTCCGAGACCTCGCAATGTCCTTCAATGAGAATCCCTCAACGAAGGACTTTGGTGCTGTGAAAAATGAAAGAGCGATTTCTCAGTCAGTGAGAAATCTAATTTTAACTATGTTTGGAGAGCGACCTTTTCAACCTGAGATTGGATCTCGGGTGAGGGCGCTTCTTTTTGAGCCGTGGGATGTATTTGCGGCAGATGCAATCCGCACAGAAATTTTTAACGTAATGGAGCGTCTAGAACCTCGCATTGAAGTGGAAGAGGTTACTGTTGAAGAAGACGAAGACCTGAATGCGGTCGAAATTAGTATGGAATACACTATCGTCGGTCAAGAATTGACCCAAACAATCGAATTCCTCTTAGAGCGTACGTAAAATGCCTGCAGTACCTTCACAATTAACGTCTCTAGACTTCTTTGAGATTAAAGAATCTATCAGATCGTATCTTAGGACTCGAAAAGAGTTTACAGATTACGATTTTGAGGGTAGTGCTGCGTCCTATCTGATTGATATTCTCGCTTATAACACATATTATACTGCATTTAACGCAAATATGGCGTTAAATGAGTCATTTTTGGAGACTGCAACTGTCCGTGACAACATTGTTAAGATTGCAAAGCAGTTAAATTACACTCCTAGGTCTATAAAAGCACCTAAAGCGTGTTTAGACATGGTTGTGCAGACCTCAGTGTCCCTAAATGGCGTTACTTTTCCAGAATTTGTCACCTTGAAGAAGGGTGATGTGTTTGTTGCCGACAATAATCTCGATTCTTACACCTTTGCACTGCTAAATGACATCCAAGTGCCCGTAGATAAGTCTAATGGGCAGGCAATGTTTATGGGAGTGATAGTTTATCAGGGTAATTTGCTTAATTACAACTATACTGTTGACTATACCAAGAATCAAGAGTATATCATCCCTGCTGAAAACGTTGATACTGAGTTATTGACAGTTAAAATCAGTCCAAATGCTCAATCTGAAGAGACTGATACCTATAATATCGCTGGTAACGTAACATCACTCGATTCTAACTCTCGTGTTTACTATCTTGAGGAGACAGATGACTTCAGATATAAGATTATCTTCGGTGATGGTGTCCTAGGTCGTCAATTAATTGACGGGGAGTATATCCAGATTGACTATATTACCACATTTGGAGTGGAAGCGAATGGGGCTGACAACTTTGCGTTTGTCGGCAACATTGTTGATTCTGATGGTCGAGTATTACCACCACAAGCAATCAGTACTACAACTCGTGAGAAGGCACAGCAAGGGGAAGTCGCTGAGACGCCTCTACAGATTAAGTTTAGAGCACCTAGGTCGTATGCTACTCAAAATAGGGCAGTAACTGAGGCAGACTACGAGCATATCGTTTCTGAAATCTATCCTCAGGCAGCATCTGTTACAGCATATGGCGGTGAGAAGCTTACACCACCTGTTTATGGTAAAGTGTATGTTGCAGTTAGACCCAAAACAGGAAATAAGCTAAACGAATCTACTAAAAAGAAGATTGAAAACGATTTGAAGAAGTATACGGTTGCTTCTATTCAACCAGAAGTGATTGACCCGACTTCTTTCTACATGATTCCGAAAACTTACGCTTACTACAACGGAAACGACACAAATCTTACTGGTTCTCAACTTGGGACCAAGATTTTGCAATCTATTGACGATTTTAACCGTGCAGGTCAAAGTAACCGCTTTGGTGGTCGCTTAGAAACTTCAAAATTCGGTGCAATGGTCGATAATGCTGATACTGCTATTTCTGGTAACGTAACCCAGATGGCATTGGGTCAAAATTTAGATAAATTTACTTTCGGCAACGTATTTACCCAATGTTTAGATTTCGGCAACCCTATTTACGACCCCAACGACTACTCAGGCAACTCCGATGGGAATGGAGACAATGGAGGAGACGGCGACGGAGACGGGACAGGAGGCAATGGAGATGGCAATGGAAATGGGGACGGCACTGGTGGTAAGTGTAACCCTAGTTTCTCTACAGTTAAGTCAGGAACATTCTATGCAACAGGATACACTGAAGATTTGGTCAATTTGACTGCATCTGGCGGTGGTGCTGCAGTTTCTAACGATACAGTCTTTTCTTCTAACGAAGAAAATCAAGTTTTGGTCCCAGTCAACATCAGAGACGACGGTAAAGGTAATTTGATGCTTGTAACGACCAGAGATGAGTCAGAAGTCATATTAAACGCAACTGTAGGCACAGTTGATTACGGTTCGGGACAAGTTTGTGTTGGTCCTCTTGCTATTCAGCAAACACCGAGTGGTGAGCCAGAGCTTCCTATCTCTGTGATGCCATTTGGCGGTAGTATCGAGATTCCACCTGGTGTTGACCCAACAATCTTTAATCCTAAGGTCAATCCTATTGACTATACAATCAACAAGGTGCCTGTGCCCAACTTCGATCCGAATAACTTCTCGGGTTACAACTTGGGTGATACAAGCGGGATAAATATCATTGACTATCCGACAGATACCTTCACGTATCCAGTAGATACCTCCTGTTTCTGAGATAAATGCCTAACAAGAATATCAACGTATCAGATAGAGTTGAATCCCAACTTCCTGAATTTGTCAGGTTGGAAGATCGTCAACTCGTTAATTTCCTGTTTGAGTATTACAAATCACAGGAGAAAACAGGTCGTCCATTTGACATCCTCAATAATCTACTTGAGTATCTGGACCTTGACAGTTACGACCAGAAAACTCTGGCGTCTAGTACAGAACTTCTAGGTGAAATCGGTATTACCGATGATAAAATTGAAATTGAAAGCATTGATGGATTCGTAGAGAAAAACGGGTCCATAATGATTGATAATGAAGTCATCTACTACGAGTCTGTGACTCGTGGTCCTGATGCTATCATTACACCAGGTGTATCCTATCCTCAGTTTAATAAAAAGAAACAACAACTAGAAAACCCCTTCCAATCCTTTGATGGAAGTCGGGTGATGTTTCCCCTTAACTTCTTAGGCACTCCTGTTGCTCCTCCTTCTGCTGAGCACCTAATTGTCATTACTTACAATGACATGTTGATTCCTGGCACCGATTATTCGGTTGTTGGTGATGACATTCTCTTTACTACTGCACCGAGAGAAAGAAGTGGTGCAGATGATTCTGAGTTTACTCAGATTACCTATCTGATTGGTTATGCCGACCAGACAATTAAAACAATGGACGCCATACCATACACTGTGTGGGAAGGCACGAAAGAATACCCTCTGAGGGTCGCACAGGAGGCGTATACGCCGACTTCAGAGAGTGGTCTCATTATTAATAAGAATGGTAGACTGCAGCAACCTTATATTGATTATACTGTCTTCCAAGATAGAGTTATTTTCAATAACCCCATTGGTGCTGCTGACCAGATTCACATTCGCTCTGTAGAGTATATCGCACCTCAGTTTGGTAGCGGTGCATCTGCTGTTGTTGCAGTTGACACGAATGGTGAAGTTTCAAGAATTATTCCGAAGACTGGTGGTAGTGGATATCGCCTAGACTTCAACCCTAAGGTTACAATCACCTCTACTGCTGGTGACGGTGCAACTGTTAGGTCTCTAATTGGTGGTATTAAAGATGCTATCCTAATCGATGGTGGTCAGGGTTATTCTTCATATAATCCACCCATTCCTGTTGTCTCTGCTCCTTCTAATCCTAACGGCACTGCTGCAAAGGTGTCATTGACAGTTGATGACGTAACTGGCACTGTTGATAGCGTTACTATTGATGACTCTGGTAGTGGATACGATTTTATCCCTGCTATTACCTTTAAGAATCCATCTGGAGCGACTATTGGTCAACCCACTATTGATAGTGAAGGTAGAGTTAATGTCGATAGCATCGAAGTGCTTACAATGGGTGTTGGATATTCCAATCCTCCTATTGTATACATTGACCCTGCTCCTGCAGACGGCATCAATGCTCAAGCACAAGCAAGGATTAACCAGGATGGTCAAGTTTATGAAATCCTAGTTACAAACAGAGGTAGGGGATATACATCTGCACCTAGAGTTGCAATTATTGACCCTGTTGGTGCACAGGTGCTTGATGTTACTGTTGCATCTGGGTCTGTGACCAACATTGAGATGTTGACTGGTGGTAGTGGTTATACTGATGCACCTTCTGTCTATATTGTTGACGATAGAAAGGACCCATTTGGTGTGCCCATCGGTGGTACTGGTGCAACTGCAGTTGCAACCATCTTCAACGGTGAAATCACTGATATTAACATCACAGATTTCGGCACAGGATACTCTGAGACTGAGCCACCCAGAATCTTCATTGCAGAACCTAAAGCAGCAAGAGCATCACTCGATGTTGGTTTTGATGAAGTAACTGGTTTTGAAGTTATCGAGTCTGGTAAGGGATATTCTCCTTCTGCATTCCTCGGATGCTCTAGAGGTGTGTCTGGTCCTGTTGCTTACGACAACTATCATAATGAAATCTACGCTGGTGAAGCAGCATTGCGCCAGAGCAACCATATGGCTGGTGCTCAGGTCAAAAACCTAGACTCTTTATTCATCAAAGAGGTATTTGATAAGTTTAGAAGACAATATCTCCCTACGATTGATATTGACTTCAGCAAAATCAACCCAATCCAGGTAATTAAGAATATCAGCGACTTCTATGCCTCAAAAGGCACAGAGTTGGCAACACAGTATCTGTTTAAGATTCTGTTTGGTGAAGAAGTATCTCTATTCTATCCTAGAGACGAAATTATCAGTCCATCTAAGGCAACTTGGGTTGTAGACACGATTCTTCGTGCTGAATTGATTGAAGGTGATGCTAATAATCTAATTGACCAGCAAGTTGTCCAGTTTGCTGACCCTGTTGACCAAAATATCAAGCAAGCGAATGCTCTGATTGAAAACGTCATTACTATTATCGAAGGTACTGACACAATCTATGAATTGGCAATCTCTGAAGAGACACTTGCTGGTACTTTCAAGATTCCTTATAAAACTACCCTAGTTGAGCCACTGACTACCGATGGTCAGATTATTACTGTTGACTCAACGATTGGATGGCCTGAAAGAAACGGCACCATTCTAGTTAATGACCAAGAGCAAGTACAATATAAGGAAAAGTCACTCAACCAGTTTATTGAATGCACCAGATCTAAGAATGGTGTTGTAGAGGATTGGGATC